ATTGATTTAAAGTAACTGCGTACAAGATCGTAGTCCGCCGAATCTACTTTAATTTCTCGTTTATAGAAATTGTCAAATATAATTATAGAAGAATCAGTACTTGAGTTTTTTACGTTAATTGTTCCCATAACTATATTTAACCTTTGGATATTGTCTCTTGAACTTTTGTATCTTTTTCTTTTAACAGGTGTGGTGTTGTATCAGCTTTAGCTGTTTCAAAGTTTTGCACCGTAGGTTGTCCTACGTTTTGGCCGTTACTTTGAGCTCTTGAACTTGTTGTTGCTGTAGGTGTACCTTGTGGTTTTGGTGCCAATGCTCCATCTTGTTGACTTAAAACTTCTGCTCTGGTTAATACTTTACCTTTCTTAGGAGTATAAAATGCAAAACCGCCGCCTGCTCTTTCAGTGCCAGTTGCTCCACTGATTGCATTCTTAGTTTCTGAGTTTATTTCTTCTTTAAATGTGTCGCTAGGACTTTCCATTTTCTTGTAAGTATAAACTGCTCTAGCACCTTTAACTGCCGCACCTAATAAATTGCCTGAACTTAGATCTTCAAATGCGCCAACACCTGCATCTAATATACCGCCTTGGCCAAAGAAGGAGTTAGTTGACCCTGGGCGACTTAATGCACTTGGTTCGTTATCATAATACTCTGGTGATGCAAATCCTGGAATTTGGCTAGTACCAATAGCACCACTACCATATTTCACTGACTCATATTTGATAGTCATTCCGTGAGTCATTGTGTCCCCACCTGCTGAATAATCATAGGTGTCGTGTCTAAAGTCTGTGATAATAGGATTTACTAGAGTATATGAAACAAAACTGTGTTGATTAAATCCGTAAACTGTAATATCTTTAAAAAATTGAGGTTTGTTTGTAGCACCGCCTACACCTTCACCCATGTATCCCCAATCATTACCTATTCTATCATTTTCATAGATGTCTCTACGATTTTGATCTGAAGCAATACCTCGGCCACCGCCTGTTCCGTCACTTGAACCGCCAAACAATCCGCTTAGTCCACCAGGTAATAAATTATTAATGTCATTTGGAATCAACCCACTAACTAAATTAGATAATGCACTACCTGAATTTTGATTAGTTGATTGAGTTGATTGATTTCCACCATATGCTTGACTTGGGTCTTTATAAAAATAATTGTAGTAAGCAAACCATAATGATCTCACAATATCACTTGAATCATCGTGAAAATCAACTGTTACTGGTTCGTAGTTTATTTTTGTTTGGATATTACGTTTTCTGTTGTACTGTTGCATTGTTTCAACGTCAAACGTATAGTTAGGTAATTGTATTGTTTTTGTTAGTACACTGATACGTGAACTGTCTCTAGCACCAAATAGTTTCGTAAGACCAGGTATCTCAGTAGTATTAATATTGAAATACACATGGAAGAGATACTTCTTTCTAGGTGCTAGACCATAGCCAGCTGACCTAAAAGCCTTGCTGGCATGTCTATAATCTTTTAGATAGTCGCTACCTAGGAAGCCCTTCAGAACGTTGTCGAAGAAGCCTGCCATAATCTATTAGCCTGTAACTACTGAACCTAGTGCTCTACCAACGCTTGTACCAACGCCTGATGATAATGGTGTCTGTACTGCGTTATCAAATCTAATGTTTAGTGTAACCGTTGCTGGTTGTGAGTCGCTGTATGTTAAATCGTTATAGTTAACAGTTGTTAAGTAGCAACCATATAGTTCCCATGTTTCTAAAACTACTGGTTCATTAGCACCGTTACCACCGTCTAACACTTCGCAACGTGTAATGAATTTATAGTCAATACCAGCTGATGCTGATGATTGTTCCATAAAGTCAAACTGTTTCTGTAGTTGTTCACCAACTAATTTAGAAACGTTGCCACCTGCGTCATCACGTAAGTTAACTGTAGCATCTTCCCAAGTATGTTTACCAGCCATTCTCATTTTTGAGTTATAAAGATCTAAAGTAATATCTTCAAAGCTCACTGATGGTCTAGTAAAGTCCATGACTTGTTTTGTTAGCTCAGTTCTTGGTGTTGATACACCAAAGTTTTCAAATACCGTTCTAAAGCGATATTTGAGTTTAGGCATTAATAAGCCCTGTGTACTTGCACTCTGATCACTCGCTAAAGGAACAGTCATTCTTGTTAAAGATGAAACCGCCATTTTTAATTCTCCTTCTTGGTTATGTTAATATTTATCATCTCGCAATCACAAAAAATGGCACCGAAGTGCCATTATCTGCGTATATAATGATTATACTATTTTATAAATTACCTGCTTCTATTTCGCCAGTATTTTTAATTCTTACTGGAATATAGATGAACTCAACTGCTTTAGTTGGTTCAATAGCAATATCAATATAAAGTTCATTTCTATCAATTCTTGCTGGTGTATTGTTTGTTTCATCACAAACAACTAGGTAATCGTAAATACCACGTTTAGCAGTAACATCGTTTAATAACTGTTCTACTGCGTTTTTAACTTCGTTACGTGTAATTGTGTCATTTGGTTCAAACATAAATGTTTTACCAACTGCTTCTAATTTCTCACGTAAGTAAGCAACTAAACGTGATACGTTAATTCTGTCTAGTGCTGATGTAGCACCTGCAACAGTTTTGTTACCATAGTTAGTTAAGCCACTACCTGGAATAAATGTTAGTGGGTTAATTCTGTTTTCATACAATGTGTCACGTACTGATTCTCTGTTAGCAACCTGTACAAACTCACTTGTATTACCGTCAACATAACCTAGTGCTGTAACATTATCAATTAAACCACGTCTGTTACCTGCTGGTGCTAACCATGGATAACCAACTTCGTCGTTTCTAATAAATGTTCTTAATACAGCATGTGATGCTGGAACAACCACTGCGTTACCTGATAAGTCATTAGCTCTTGCTGATGGATAAAATACAGCCGCATATGGGTCATTTGTTGCTAGACCGTCTTCACCGTCTGTACCTTGACCACCTGCGTCAGTTGCCCAGTTAATTAATGCAGATGAGTTATCTGTTAATCTAAATGGTGTATCACCAATAACAAAACCTGTGTTGTTTCTGTCATTGTTTAGTGCTACCATATTTTGAAGTAATTCAGGATACCCTGGAGCCGCTAATAAGTTAAATGTTCTTTGTTCTTCACGAATGTCAGTATTTGAGTCAATACCTGCTTTCAGTGCCGCAACAACCATTTGACGTTGTGCTTTACGTCCCATATATGGAGAACCATCTGCTTTGTTACCTGATACTGTTACCCACGTATCTTTATTTGTTGGTAAACTATCATTTGGGAAGTCAGTTGCGTTAAAGTAATTTACTTTGTATTCTTTAACTGTATAGCCTGAACGTCTTGTATTGAATAATAATGTACCTGCTGGGTACAAATTCTCATCCGGAGCATCAACGTCTAAGTAGTTACTTGTTGCTAACGCTTTAATTGTAGCAATATCACCTGTAACTGCATCAACGTCTGTTGTTGACCAACGAGCATCACCAAATACAATACCGTTTTCAGTAGTTTGATCTGTATTATCAATAGTTACCCATTGATCTGTACCGTCTACTGATTCCCAACGTTTAACCATTGGATAGTTTTCTAAGTCTGCTGTGTCTAACCATAAGTCACC